TACACCTCCAATATACCCACTAAAATTAGCGCCTACTGTGGTTACTGTAGGTGTAGTATAAGTGGTTGGAGTAAAACCAGTAAGTTTGTTACTTAAATTAATAGCAGATACGTAAGCTGGTGTATTATTAGCAGGTGTGCTGGTAAACGCTGTGTTTATAGTAATGCTACTAGTCGTGGCTGGTGTGGCGGTGGTAATTTGCCTGGTCTCTGTGCCTACAACTAAATTATATTGCGTATTAGCGTTTAAAGTTACACTGCTATTAAGAGTTATATTAGTTCCAGAAACACCTGATATAGTCCTGGATTGTAGTGGTTGGTCAGCAAAAGGAGTGGTATACCTAGGATAGACCACTGTAGCCGCAGTAGCATTAGTGCCACTTCCCACCCCGAGTCCGTCAAATAAACTAGTAAGATTAGTTGGTGCTGTAGTATTAGCGGTTTGGATAATTGCTCTTACACCTGTATCCGACCAACTACCAGTCCAAAAATAGTTTAAAGCTTGATAGTTGCTAGTAAGATTAGGTGTAATTGAGTACCGGTTGCTAGTAGTGCCAATATGGAACGTTGTGGTAGAGTTCCCCGCTAATAATAATGGTGCATTAGTTAGGTTAATTGTATTTATTGAAGCACCACCAAGCGTAACTCTGGTAAATGTAGGTGCAACAGTATTTTCTGCTAAACTACTAAGTATCAATATTGAGCTACTAGGACTGCTAGAGTTTGAAGCCCAAGAGACACCACCAACTGTATTATGGTTACCACCATATTGCATTCTATAAAAACTAAAGAATGCAGCTTCATGGTTACCTGTAACTGTAGTGCTTAAAGTGAAATCTTTAAATTGTGTTGCGTCTGTCACCCCTGTTTTAAGCGACATTGCACCATAGTAATTTAACCGGTCTACAACTTGGTTAAACAAAGTCCCAGAAGTCACAGAACCAGGCATTATCATCAGATTAATAACACCACTCTGCTCTCCCTGCCACACATAAGTTTTGCTTGCGGCTAAAGTAACTGAGAAGCTGTAGTAGCCTTGAGTAGTTCCAACAAAAACCGTATACGTTCCTGCTGTAAAGCCACTAAACATTAATCCAGAGTTAGAGCTACCTCCCTCTGTAAACCCTTGTACAGAGCCTAATCCGTGTGGTGTCTCATTTCTTACTAAATTGAATGCAGTAGCGTTACCACTGCCAGTAGTAGGCGCTAAAATCCCCACACCACTAACTGTAGTAGCACTAGTTGCCAGCAAATAAGCTCTAGTAGGTGTAGTGGATAAGCTTGGTATTGCAGTTGTAAAATTCCATGTTGGGTTTTTGCTATTTGCAGCACTAAACGCAATCATCCATAATCTAGCTTGCTGTCCACTTATACCAGCACTAAAGTTATAAGTCACCGCATTAGGCGTACCAGAAAGATAAGTTACGTTTATATTCCTTAATGCAGTACCGCTCAATGCTGTATTATTAGCGGTTTCCCAAGACTGCCAGTCTGATTCGTTAGCTCTTCTATTAATTGTGGTAGGGGTGCTGCTAATATTCGCAAATGGAAGAGTAGCAGAACCACCTGTATCTATATAAGTTTTACTAGGATTATTACTTAGCCCAGCTGCTATAGATATCAATATATTATCTAGTGAAAGACTAGTTAAAGCAGTGCTAGATATAATTGCATTTAAAAAAGTTGCTGAAATTAAATTTATTGGAGGAAAACTAGTTAAGTTACTACAATTAGCCCACGAAGAATCAAAATTAGATACTAACGACGTGTCTATAAAAGGAAAAACAGTTAAACTGGAACTTCCAGAGCTTATTGTTTGCATCGCAGTAACTCCAGTTGTATTAAAAATATATTTAATCGTAGTTACATAACGAAACAAATTTACTTCTGAATCTCCTCTAAACCTGTTACTTAAATCAGTTACACCAATTCTAGAATAGTTTATAAAACCAATGCTACCACGTGCTGCGAACCATCTATTTAAGATGCTTTCCTCTACTTGGTTCAGTGTTTGACAAATAACTATACCGGTAACAATAACGCCAACTAAAGAATTACCAGTTTCTCTTCTACCCCATTCAAAACTATCAGGTGACCCACTAGGTATGGTTATGTCATACGCATAAATACCAGATGTAGTGCCTATGTAAATGCTACCATTAAAACCTGCGCTAAAACCATTAAAGTTTAAAAATTTAGAACTGTTACCACCAACACTTATGCGTCTATTAATGCGGTCATACACTGGCTGGTTTGCGGCTGTGGGTTGGGTTAGATTGGTTCCACTACCCGCGTTGGGTGCAATATTATTCCATTGAGTAACGTTATTTACGTTAAGAGTTAAGGAGCTAACTGCAGCTGCGTCAAATACCCTGGATAGCTTAGCGCCTATGCTATCTAAAGTTTGAGCCGGTTTATCTTTTATAGCAATTTTAGAACTCATATTTTTACCAATTAACCTAGGTTTAATCCACTTATAGAATTGCTGCTAAAGTTGTCATAAAATAGCCCTGGAACCGTGCTAAAAACTAGCTGACTAGTATCTGTCGTGCTTATAGTCCAGTTAGGTGATATTGCCGTGCTACTCCTGCTTTGTGCTACTCTATTTCCAGATGATGTAAAGTTATTCCCATAATATTGTCCTCCACTGTTTACTTCAGTAAAGCCATAACAAACAGTCATACTAGTAGAACTAGTAGTAATATCATTAGGTATATTACCTTTTTGTACAGTAATACTAGTAGATGTTTTGCTAATTACTATGCTAGGTATAGCAGAAGAAGATAGTGGTAAACTAGGAACTGCAGTGGCAATTGTATCTCCTATAGCTATATTACTTATTTGGGTTAAAAGATTACTTCCCGATGCTGCTGTAATTGTCAAAATGTCTCCATTGTTAGTTGACCCAGTTATAGCGACATTAGTCAATGCAATAGTTTTTTTAGGTGATTCCAGGTTAAAATCCCATCTAAAATGAGATTGGTTATTAACAGATAATCCCTCTATTACTTCTGGAGAAAAAGTTGTGTTAGCTGTAACATTTGTCATTCTAAACAATTGCCTAGCATTGTAATGTGTGTTGGAGTCTGTTGTTGATATAACTACTAATACTCCTGCCTGAAAATTACGATAATCTGTAGATCTGCTTACATTAAAATCATCTTGATTTGTTCCAGTTTTTGCTATATACAATCTTACAGTATTACTACCATTTGATAATACAATCCTATCTCCTAATACTACACTAGCTGCAATAGTCCATGCAGTATTATTTGCAGGTATGCTTGATAATCCAGAAGATAAAGTAACTGTATTACTACTTGTAGAGCTAATACTTCTAGTCTCGCTACCTATGGTTAAATTATAAGTATACCCAGTAAGCATGGTAAAACTTGTATTGATATTAATTACAGTAACACTACTACTTGTGCCTGTATTTCCATTAGCTACTGGAATATTAGTTAGAGTAAATCTACTTCTATTGTAAACATAGTATAAAGCATGTTCTAGCTGATATCCTGGTGAATTTAATCTATGAACATAAGTAAAATTAGAGTCATTCAAGGTTTCGCCATAAAGCATTTTAACAGAAATTTGAGCAATTATTAACTGGTTAGCTTGTGTTTCTGTTAAATGTTGATTGATAATTAATCCGGTGGTTGTGGTAGTTCTACTATTTCTATATAAACTTCTAAAATTCTCTAAAGTCGTTAGTCCTATACGAGTCCAGCCAATTCCATTTACATTGGTAACAGTAGAGGGAATTAGTCCATCTGTAACGTTGGTGGAAGAATTTACACATAGCTCAGATGGTTCTAGATTTATTTCTAGCCTCGCTAAACTTCTTAAAGCACAAAATTCTGGATAATGCTTAGTTATGTTGTCTCTTCTAGCACGTATATCAAAAAAAGTTAATGTAGTTAAATTTCTAAATACACCACTGCTAAACGCTGCATTAGTGTCATTAACATCACATGTACTATCTAAAAACAAAGTCGTTAAACTAGATAGACGTGGTATAGTACCAACCGTAGTAGCAGCATAGCTGAGTTTACGTGAATCCGACTGACTAACTTGAGTGCCGATACCCCAAATCTCTAATTGTGTTAGATTGGTTAAAGTAGATTCATAGCCACTAACAGAATTAGGTAGATTTAAGCTGGTTTGAGTCGCTATTTGTGGGTTAGCTATCCTAATTCCTGTGATATTAGCCAAGGTATAATTACCTGTAACCCTGATTCCAGTAACAAAATTATTACCAACTGTAGTAAAGTTATCCCCTGCTTTTTCTGGTATAGTGTACCAACTTTCCGACGTAAATTGATAGCTTCTAATTCCGTTAGGATAGATTATATCTATAGTTGTTCCAGCTGAAGCCCTAAGCTGAATATTTGTTCTGTAAGTATTGCCATCAGAGATTGAAAACTGACTACCAGGTTTTCTAGGCTGAACATCTAAAACCTCTTGACATGGTATCCATATCTCCCTAGATAGGTTTAAGTTAAATTCGTTAATATTAAAGCCATTAGCACCAGAAATCTCCAAATCTCTAACTGTACAATCTTGTGATACAATCCCTATTAAATATAAATCAACATTTGGTGTATAGCTACTTCGGAATGCTTCAGTGTCATTGTAGCGATAAATAACTACTCCATTATTAAGCTCTACAGAAAGTACCACTGAATCGTTCACAGCAACTGAAGAAATAAAATTTCCGCCATTAATTATAACAAAATTAGTGCCATATAAATTACTTCTAACCCAGCCATAATTAATGGCGGAAGCTACATTATTAACAAAAGCATCCACAGTGCTAGAAGTGCTGTTTTTTAATAGAGCTTGATAAGGAAACCCGTGGGTAAATCCACAAACTGCTCTAGCGCCTTGTAACTTAAATTTAGCGGTTGCAATTAATGGCAGCTCTTTAGAGACTTTTAAGCTTAATATTTTCCAGCCTGGCAACCATTCAGATAGTCCCGTATTGTTATAAAGATGGTGATGCCTTTTTAAAGCACCAGAATTTTCAGCTCCATAGCTTAGACTTGCTACACCAGCTCCACTATTACCAGTTAAAGAGTTGTTTGCCATACTTTTACCTATATTTGTCCATTTACTAAAGAAATTGTAGCAGAACCTGGTACTGACACATGTAGTGGGTTGTCTAGTGTTACCGGATTGGATATGGTAACATTTGTAGTTCCAGATACCCACTCTATTTGCTCAGTAAACGTACTCAAGTTTTCTCCTAAATGTCTTAAAAACACTAAGATTAAATCTTGAGAAATGATGTTATTAGAACCAGCAAAATTTTCATAAACTGAAGTAAAAAACTCTCTATATTCTTGGAATATGTAAGTCAAATCTAGTTGTCTTACTTTATTTCCAGCAACAATACTTACCACCTCTTCTCCTATTAAATCGAGTCCATTATCTCTAATCGCACTAGATATGCCACTAGATAATAAATTTCCTCTTAATATACTACTAGCAGAAGATAAATCCGCTAATACGTCAAACGTAAAATACTCTTTTATCAGACCGGAACTGTCATATATATAAGTGTTTAATAAAGCATCTATGGCTATTCCTCTTACTATAGAAGTCCATGTTGTTATTGTGTTTGTACTACTACCAAGATTAAAAAAGTTAATCTGAGTACCACCAAAAGCAAATAAATAGTTAAGACTTGGAATTGATATTAAAGATGTCAAACTAGAAGATAAATTAGTGCCATTTGTAATTGGAATGGTATTTGGGTTTACCGACTGAAAGTTAACTTGCTCTACAGACCAAGAAGTCCCACCGTTTTGAGATTCTAATACGTAAGTTGTATTACCTATAGCAGCCACATCCCTAAGTAGTACGTTAGTTAATGTAAAAAGAGATGTATTTCCGCTTAGAGTAGTATTACTAGCTTGCTCGGAACTATATTGAAATATTGTGCCAGAAGAAGAAATCCCAAAAACTTGAGTATTATTAGTTGCCAGTCTAATTGGGTTTACACCTGTTGTGGTAACGTTTATAGACAAAACCGGAAACATTGGGTCTGAAGTATTATATACACTAACCCCTCCGTTCCTAGCTACGTGTAAGCGATTAGAGACGACGTTATTGCCAGGAACCCAAACAATATCAGTTACCCCAGTTCCAGCCACAAAAGTCCTGATAATAACACCGGTAGA